TAATCATCATAGCTATTACCCTTAGCGTAATTATCATCAAGAGGTTCGTCTAAAACCAACATATTGGGATATATTTCCCTGTTTATATATGTATATGCCATAATCTATTCTTTAATCTTGTTCTTTAACGGCGATGCTATACTTGCCTGAAGCGTAACACCAGATATTTATCTCGAAAGGCTTGTTAGCCGTAGTGGTTATAGAAGTACCACTCATGCTTACATAAGCCCCGGAGTTGGGTATAGCCTGCGTGAAGGCCGCCGACGGGACGCACCTGATCATCAGCTCCTCCCCTATCTGCATCCCTGACTGCACGGATAGGGTGGTAGCGGCTGATAACGTAGCCGTGATACTTCTCTTGCTAATAGGCAGGTTAGCTAATGTCGTGACCGTATTAACCCCTATAAGCCTGTTCATGGTCTTCTTATCGGCGGCCGCCATCAAACCGTTAGTAGACTCATTGGCCACGGCATATGTCGTGTTAGGAGGTGTAGCCCAAGTGCCATCTCCACGCATGAAACTGGATGTACTGCCATTAAGCTGTCTCAACAAGCCGTTAGCTGTAGTAGAGGCCAATCCGTATGTGGTATTGGTAGGTACAACCCATGTTCCGTCACCACGAAGAAAAGAGGTTTGCTTGCCGGCAGCCGGAGCGGGTACCAATCCCGCCGATCCTGCGGCTGAGGACGTCGCTCCACCCATGTTGCTATATGTGGTATTAGGAGGGGTTCGCCATGTTCCATCACCACGAAGATACTTGGCTTGCGCTCCGGCGGCAGGTGCGGGGACCAAGCCGGCCTTTCCCGCCGCTGAGGCAGAAGCGGCTCCCATATTGGTGTATGTCGTGTTGGTATCCGTCCACGGAACATTCACATACATCTTACCATTTCCGTCAAGAGCTACCGGATAATTCTTCCCATTAGCTGAGTACCCGATCTTAACAAGACCCAGATTATCGCTCGTGGCCTGTGAGTATGTAGTGTTATTGTCAGTCCAAGGGACATTGACGTACATCTTGCCATTAGCCAAGAGCACAGCGTAGTTCTTTCCATTAGAAGCATAGCCGATCTTAACCAATCCTAAGGTGTCGGCCGTGGCTTCATTATACGTGGTGTTATTATCTGTCCATGGAACGTTAACGTAAGCGTTGCCGGACGAATCCAGTTGCACCTTATAGTTCTTCCCGGAAGTCGGATATCCTACCTTAATACCGCCAAGAACGGTAGCGGAGGACGTGGGAGGTGTGAAGGTACTTGGTTTGCCCGTAACCCCTGACCAAGGCACGGAGGAAGCCTGACTGGCCGTGTAAGGCTCATACCCATCCTCACTGTTTAATTTAGACTCGTCTTTTATCAGATACATCTTACCTGTAGACGTGACCTTTACCGTATCACCACTTTGAGCCGTAGCGGTGGTAAGGGCGAATCTAGCCGTATCATTAGCTACCACGACCAATCTCTCCAAAGCCGCCTTAGGTAACCTATCTATGCTGATGGTTCCGGACGCGATCTTAGAGGCATCAAAATTAGCCAATGTCGTGGAGATAGTTACGTTGCTTCCGAAGTCCGATGAGACACTACCGGTAACAGCCCCGGACAGCGCTATGGTCCTAGCCGCCTGTAATTTCGTGGCGGTAGGGGCATTATCCGTCTTAAGAGCATATTTGGTAAGATCAATATCATTAGCCTTATCCAGAAGCTGCTCTATCTGCTCGCCATTGTATTTACCTTGAAAATCTGCCATATTACAATTATTTTTTTCAAATATAGATATATGTATCAACCCAAAGAAATCGAGGGGGGGTAGATACGGGCAGGTGTTAGAAGCTGCCGTCCCCATGCAGGAACCCAGTACGGAATATAATAGCCTTGTCTTTAAGTTTCTGGACAGACTCCCATTCCCACTCGCCCTCACAAGGTCTTATAACATACTTATTGCCCCAGATCTTGAATTTCCGTTCAATAACAAACATCTCCTTATCGTTAAGGACATGAAAGATACTCCCGACAGGGAAATACTTATCAGTCCTCAATATAACACGATGATGTCTCTCGTCATATTCAGGATCGCCTACGATACGTGCTTTATAAAACTGGAAGTCGTTTAACGTCCGATCCACAGGTTCTATCCAGTAATACCCCTTACCCATTGCTGTTTGCGATTTAATAATTATATTTGCGAAAAAGTAGTAACTCATAAGGTTTTTAGGTAATTTTCAACCAAGGGGGAAGGGTGTCCGTGAGGATATCCTTTTTTCATTCCCGCCCGCCCTACCTATGAACAAAAGATCTACCTCGAACAAATGTAATCATAATAAAGTTACGGGCAAAAAGAAACCCCATCGGTATTCTATCGCCGACGGGGTTCTTCCAACGTTGTATCAGTCTTATATCATCTCACTCCATTTGATTGTGTCACCGACGAAGCACCGCACCGCCAGATACCTTACAAACGCCGCCCCTTCAGGGGCGTCAGGGTCTTCCAGATAAGCCAAGACAGCCTTGACTATTTTCTGGTCGCAGTCCAATACCTTAGGAAAGTAGTCGCTATAGAACATAGCGAACAGATATTGGACATCTCCCCAAGTGGCGTTATCAGGTTTCTTGGCCCCGCATTTATCGAACATCTGCTTAGCATCCTCCATCGTCCATCTTCTCTTGGATCCGTCGGCGTTAAGCATCTTATCGGCGGCCTCCCTAGCCAACTCCTTGGAAAAGTGATATCCATGGGTGTCTATATACCGCTTATAATCCGGGTCATCAGCGTCTGCTCCTCAGTAGTAACGACTTCTCCTACCTCTACGCATATAAGGTTCCGTACCATCGTACTCGTCACGGATGTCACGCTCGCCAAACCATCCCTTACGGTAGGAGTATAGCAGCAACCCGGATTCTGTACGACGTAAGCCGGAATCGGAGCCTTTGGAGCTAACTGACTAACGATGTTCTGTGTCTGTTGTTGGGTGATAGCGGAAGTAGCCAAAGCCTGTTTCTCCTCACGAAGCTGTTGGATAGTATTCTGCATCTCACGCATCTCAAGTTGACAGAACTTGTCATTGATGATTTGAGTTTGAAGATCTATCTTAGCAGCCAACGCCTGAGTCTGGGCTTGGTTGGATTGAATAACGTTATTGAAGCCGTTAGTCAAATTGTTCTGCAATACGTTCGTCTGACCGGTAATAGCCAACTGATTCTCATATCCCTGGCGAGTTATAGCGTTCTGGATATTACATCCTACGGTGTCTAACGAATGTTGGATGTTATTGAATCCACTAGCCATAGCGCTTTGTAAATTGCAGCAACATGCGCTAATCTGGTTACCGATCTCACATCCTTGTTGCTGTACAGCGTTGATAACAGCCTGAGAAGTCATACCTACCTGACCGGCCACCTTATCAATAGCGCCTTGTACGTTACAGATAGCGTTTTGTAATTGAGAGGTAGAACAGTTAAGGGCGTTAGAGATCTGATCAATAGCGCTTCTGTTGCCTTGGATAGCCTGCATCAGTAACTCACGGCCATAGTCGTTGTTCAATTGAGCCGGAAGACCGTTAGCGCAACAATCATTTCCATTACCACCAAAACCATTTCCGAATCCACGTCCACCCCATAACCAGAACAGGACGATAATCCACAACCACCAGCCGTTGGCTCCTCCGAACTGGTCTTGGTTGTTACGGCCGTTCATCAACGCCGCCACCAAATTAGGATCCATCTTATTTCCACCCAAAAGGCTGGTAAACATACCCGGAATCATAGATAATAAACCGTTAGCGGCGCTACCGCTCCCGGAACCCATGCCGTCTAGCAGCACGATTTTGTCTCCACTTGTACCCATGTCTATTTATTTTTGAATTAATAATAACCCCACCTGATGGCGGGCGTTACAAAGTTCAAAAATTAATAATCCTAGGATCGTGATATATGTCATCATCAAAGCACGTCATGTCATGTAAATGGCATTAATAAGAACCGGTACAAGACGAAAAATCCGGAACGTATCACTACGACCCGGATTCATGCAAATCTATAAATCCAATGTTTCAACGCTCGAAAGAAAACGTCTCACGACGTCAAAGAGAGATTAACTACACGAAAAATCTCGCATCAACTTATTTGTATTAGCAGTGTATTCATTAACTATCTTACTGGATGAGGGATCATCCTCTATCCTTGATAGACGGTTATCGTCACTCCTTACCGTAACGTCACCTATCTTTCGTACCATACTATCCTGATATGATGATGGGTCCGAATATATAAAATTATCCACGAAGCTATATATCCCGCCATTAACCGTCTCACCTATCTTCTCATATAAGCCGGATTGGAACGACACGAAATCATCATACCTTCCACGAGCCAAGAACGAACCGTCCGGTCTCGCCTCGACACCGCCGTTGACCTCCCGGAGCAGGCCCGGATTCCTTTGGTACAGATACCTGTAAAACCCGGCATCCATCATCCTATCCTGACTATCCAGATAGAAAAGGTTTCTCATGCTACTGTCACCGGACTCGATAGCCACGTCAAACAGAAGATCCCTCACCTGACCTTCCGGCAACGACATCTCCATGCTTTTTAACGTACCTCTGTCATGGTGGTTCAAAGATACGTTATAAAATCCATTAAAATCAAGGAAACGTAAGACATTATTATATAAATCCGATTTTTTTAACCTTTCCTTGATCTGGATTTTCCTCAACGAGGTACAGGATTTGATAAAATCCCGATCCTTTCCCTGCCTAGCCTCGTATCTCCTGAACTCCCGATCAATATCAACATCATCCATCTCAGGAGTCACGGGATGTTGGTATATTAATCTGGTAAGGATCATGTTCTCGGTATTCGAGGATGAGATGTTGGACATAACTAGCTTCTTTATATTATCCTTGACCACGCCAATATCGGAACGGGAAGCCCCGGCGGGGACCACGCCAGCCGGCAAGTACGAGGGCCGCTCTATCCCGATATCGGCCAACATCTCATAGGCCTGATCGGTGTCGGTTATCGGAGCCGTGTTATGGTACGTATTCCTACTAATATACAACATGCTCCTATCATACATATCGGAAGGGGATGTATTCCCGGACCTTACATACACCATCCTATCCCCAGTAGAATAAGTATCCTGAACCTCGTATATCGGGTTCCCTTTTCCTGTTATCCTATCAAGATCGGAGATAAAGCTATCGTATACCGAATTGCCGGCCTGTATGGAGGACAGCATGACGTCCAGCGACGCCATAAGATCACGGATATCCTCCGGTCTGGATATAATCATCTCATCGCTGATCGCCTCGCTTATATCCACACCCATGTCGGCAAGATCCATGGCTATGTCATGCAGACGTCCGGCAACGTCCTTGATGTCCTTAAAATCATCCATATCGATTATCTCCCCAACCTTATCCCTTAGACCCTTCATATCCTTAGGCATACTGATATACGGTGTGGTACTATTGAAGTACGAGTCGGTAATCGTATTTCCGTCCTGACTCCGAACCTCCATACGGGTCATATTACGATACGTGTCATACATCCGATCTGCGTAATCCTGATCCTCCTGATACCAGAGTGCCAAGGAAGGGTATGGGATGGAGGCGAAAGCCTGATCGAACTCCCGGCGGTCGCTGATACCGCCTACCGCCCTCATGATCGTATCCCTTACCTCTATTGGATTCAAGCCCCTTCTCTTTCCTAACGAGTCATATGTATCCTCATATATCATATAATCATCACCAAGACCTGACTCGGAGGACAGGAAATACATATCCTTCTCATTAAGATTCCCCTCAGACATAAAATCGACAATCCTCCTCATCATATCCCTTACCCGCTCATACTCCGATCGGTTAGTCATGATATTATCAATCTCATCAGCGTCATACATCCCAGATCGCTCAAGATTGTACCTATTGAGGAATATATCACCGCCGGAAAGGAAGTTAGATACGATCATATCATTAAGATCATTGATATTATCAACACCCAAGGAAGTAAGAGTATTATTAATATCCTTAACCTCATCGGCCATGAAATTGCCGGCGAAATAGTTCTTCCGCTTGATAAAGGACATGACATCATCATACCTAGGTTCCCCATTACTATCCAGATCATATTCTGATGGCATGGACATCCAGTCGCCAAAGAAGGACACGAAGTCGGGGGAGTAGGCCGTACCCCAGACCGATAAGGCCTGCTTCTGGTCGCCCAGCACCTCCATCGCCCTTTGGTATAATCCGGATGGTTGGTTATTAGGGGCAAGGACATTATCTACCCTACCCTCCTTATTTTTTATAACATAACAAGATCGTCCCATTACTAAATCGTTTTGACACAAAGATATAAAATCCCGCCTACTCTCACGAGCGGACGGGACACCAAAATAACAACATAATAACAAACCTTATGTTTCTCCGAAAAGTGCAAATCTTTTTGCCGATCCTCACGAACAGGCAAAAACTCAATCCTAAATTATAAAAAATGGAGTTTATCGTTTAGCGAAAATATCTTTATCTGATCTATTCAGAACCCTGCCTTTCAATTCCAAGAACCTAGGCATCCATTCTTTAGATATCTTAGACACGATCCACTGAAATCCCTTAGGAGTCACATAGACAGTATTAGTGCCGTAGAACTCGTCATCATTACGATATCTGTAACGAGCATAACCGCTGTCTATCATCCTTTGGGAAAGCAACCACCTCTTACCGGTCTTAGCGAAGAACTTCTTATCCTCAAGCAATATTCGAAGATTCTTCTCCGCTATATCATATCCATGAGCCTCTAGCTTTTCCCGAACCTCTCTGATCAACATATCTGTCTCTTGGGCTATTTCGGCTGTCTTAGCAAACTCAACCATAGGAGCCTGTTCTTTAATGATATTATCGGATATCCTTTTGGCTTCCTCTGCCGCTTTCTTCGCCTCAGCTAACGCACGCTTCTCCTTTTCCGATTTAAGCAAAGCCTCTAATGCCTCTATATAATCAGATGGAAGTTCATTCTTTGATGGCATATTGTTAGATGGCATAGAATAGGAACCTGTTTTCCTAATAAAAGGGAGAACCTCCGATGTTACCCATCTTTTGAATTTCTTAGCAAACTCCTTCTTAGATGACATAATTAAAGTATACATACCAGACTCATTAATAATCTTTATCTGGCTAACATATTGATTGTGAATAGGGGTGGAATCGTAGGCCTCCCTATCTTCTGACAATCTCAGCATTTTACAATCCTCGTCATCTACCAACCTTCTTACAGCATCCCTAGGATCTGCATACCCTAAACATTTAGCTACATCATTACCGACAAACCATGGTTCATGTTTCTCATCCAACAATACTCTCACATCCCCAAAATCAGGATTCTCAAATAATTTTAAATTATCATCCATAATATAAAACAACGAGAGCCACCAGCGTCCGTTACCCCACTGATAGCTCTCATTTATCGCCTACGCCTAAGCGATATTAATATCTTCTTCTGGTCTAGCAACGGATAGACACCGCAAATATAGACACTTATTTTAAAACAACAAACAAATAGGATATATTTTTACAAAAATTGTAATCTATAATATTCCATCACCATACAAAGCGATTATATCTGGTCTCTATCATCATCACCACCTTCTTGATATCAGATAAAGTTAGTTTCTTTATCTCCATATTCCTACTATCCATTCTGACAAAAGAGTTCTTGAACTCCTGCTCGGTTATAGCCTCCAACCTAAATAAATTGTATTTTATAAGCAACTGGCTTACGTCAAATATCAGGATATTAAGATCAATATCATCCTTCAACTCATCAAGAAGATCACACATCATGGCTTTGATAGCATCAGTATCAAGTTCCAGCTTCTCGGCTTCCTTCATTAACTTCTTGATAATACCATTGTGCTCAATTATGATGTTAGCATTATCATCATCGGTAGGTAGAAGGATATCCATCGTACATTTTATACCAACCTTATCACTAAGTCTTTTATTGAACTCAGTCATATAATCAAAAGCCTGATCCCT